TTGAGGACATAATCAGAAATCATTCTTCCGATTTTCCCGATGTCTGTGGCTCCCTTAAACTCGAACTTTGCGACATAACCATTGGAGAATGTCAGAACAAGTTCGCTATCCGGGATGATTTCGGCAAAGCCTGGGGTTTGCACGGAGAAAAACTGCACTTTCGAATAGGGCATAGAGCTGAAGGACTTGCGCTTTCCCGTAATCCCCTGTACATCAACCGATATGACTCGCTTGTTAGTAAAAATCAGCTGGTCGCGTACGGTCTTAAATGCGGCAGCGATTTCTTCCCCATCAATCAATAGGCCATTCACTTCACCACGCACATCGGAAACGGGAATCGGCTTTAAGTCCCACGCAGAATCTTTGTTAAAACTTATCACAAATAATCCCTCCTTGCCGATAGCATACCATACTACCAATGGAATGTCACGAATAATTTTCAGAATTTACAAAGAGAGCGAGGTGAACGCATGAATCTTCTTGATCTGTTTGTGAAAATATCTGTGCAAGACGAGGCAAGCGAAAATGTAGAGACATTATCAGGAAAATTCAAAAATGGGCTTGCCACTGCGGCTAAAGTCGGCGCCGCAGCTGTAGGTGCGGCTGCTACCGGCATTGCTGTGCTTACGAAAAATGCGCTTAACAACTATGCTGAGTATGAACAGCTGGTCGGTGGCGTTGATACGCTATTCAAGGATAGCTCTGCAAAAGTTCAAGAATATGCAGCAAATGCATATAAGACTGCTGGCCTATCTGCTAACGAATATATGGACACAGTTACAAGTTTTTCTGCGTCCTTGCTGCAATCGCTTGGCGGTGATACAGAAGCGGCGGCAGACATGGCTAATGTTGCAATCACGGATATGTCTGATAATGCCAATAAAATGGGCACGGATATGGCATCTATCCAGAACGCCTATCAGGGGTTTGCAAAGCAGAACTATACCATGCTTGATAACCTAAAGCTTGGCTATGGTGGAACAAAAGAAGAAATGCAGCGCCTTATTGACGATGCAAACGCTCTAAACGCTTCCCAAGGTAAATACACAAATTACAGCATTGAAAGCTATGCGGATATTGTCAGCGCAATCCATGATGTTCAAGTTGAAATGGGCATATACGGAACAACGGCAGATGAAGCAAGCACCACCATCCAGGGCTCTGTTTCATCCATGAAGGCCGCATGGGGCAATCTGCTGGTTGGCATTGCTGACGATAACGCCAATTTTAAGACACTTACAGAGCAGTTCGTTGATAGTCTTGTTACCGTTGGTGAAAATATTATCCCGCGTATAAATATCATCATCCAAGGGCTTACGCAACTCATAACAGAAGCGTCCCAGACAATCATTCCGTTGGCTGTGCAGATTTTGCTTGAAAACCTGCCGAGCATTGTTGCTGCTGGCATGGATTTAATCATTGCGCTTGTAAGCGGCATCCTTGACAACATCGATATGCTGATTGACTGTGTTCTGGAAATGGTTGATGTCATAGTCGATAAGCTGATTGACAACTTGCCGAAGCTGATAGATGGTGGAATCAGGCTGATTGCTGCACTTGCTAATGGACTGATTCGTGCCATACCGAATTTGGTATCGAAAATTCCCCAGATTATTTCGTCTATCGTGAAGGGGCTTATCAGCGGCATCCCTGCAATTTTCGATGTCGGCAAGAACATAGTCGAAGGACTTTGGAACGGCATCAAAAGCATGGGTTCGTGGGTTTCTGGAAAAGTAAAAGACTTTTTCGGTGGAATTGTAGGTGGAGTTAAGGATTTCTTGGGCATCCACTCCCCGTCTAAAGTGTTCGCCGGTATTGGCGGCTTTATGGCTGAAGGCTTAGGCGAAGGCTTTGACGATCAATTCAAGTCCGTAAAAAAGGACATTGAAAACAGCATTGACTTTGACGCTGGCACAATTACCGCAGATGCGAACATCAGCAGGCACTATACAAGTGGTTCTTACGGAGCGGCAAGCACAAGCGGTGGCGGCGATTCCGGCAAAATTGTAATGCTGCTGGAACAGTATTTGCCTATGTTGGCAAATATGAAAGTCATCATGGACAGCGGTCAGGTTGTCGGTTTGCTTGCCCCCGGCATGGATGAAGAACTGGCCAAAATCAACGCAAGGAGGGCGAGGACCGTATGATGGGGAAAGTATTTTTTGACGGAAAAGACACCTACACAGAATACGGCCTGCTGCTTGCAAGCAAGTCCATAGCTCTGCCGGAAGTCCGCACGAACATGATCGATGTTCCGGGCCGGGACGGCCTGCTGGATGCATCCGAAGTGCTGACCGGAGAAGTCACCTATAAGAACCGTACTATTACACTGAAGCTCACCGGCGTGGACACGGTGAGCGGCAAGACATGGCCTGCTACGATTTCCGATTTCTGCAACAAAGTCCACGGCAAGCACGTTAAAATAACATTCCCCGAGGACACCGCCCATTTTTACAGTGGGCGGTGCTCCGTTGGGCAAGTGGAGCTTGTCAAAATGATGCAGACCATCCCGGTCACGGTTGACTGCGACCCGTGGAAATACAAGAACGCAAAAACCACTGTTTCCCGCTCTGATTTGGACACGGCGTATAAACAGCTTGCGCTACCGAATGAAAGCCGCCCTGTTATCCCGACAATCACGGTGGCGCAAGATACCGTATTGCTTTGGGGCGGCAACACAATCAACGTCAGCGCAGGGGATCACATTTTGCCAGCCGTTAGGCTTGCGGCCGGCAACAACATCTTGAAAGCCAAAGTCGCAAGCGGCACAGGTAGCATAACTGTGACGTATCAGGAGGCGAGTATGTAATGTATCAGCTAAAATACAAGGACTACATACTGCATGATATGCGCCTTGCGGATGAAAAACTAATCATCCGCGATCCTTCTGTGAAGCTGGCGGTAAGCAAGGCCGGGGAAATGTCCTTTACGGTGGACGCAGAACATCCCTATTTAAGCAATCTGCGCCGCATGAGCGGCCTTGTGGAGCTGCTGGACGGCACTTTGCCCATATATAGAGGGAGAATCACCAGTGATACAAAAGACTTCTATGGGGCGCACAAAATCGAAACAGAGGGCATTATGGCGGTACTGAATGACAGCATCATACCACCGTTCAACTTCCCAGAGGACTTCACGGAGGACGCTTCCTATAAGGCCGCCGCCGCAAGCGGGAATGTGGTGGAGTTTTTCTTCCGCTGGATTCTGTCACAGCACAATGCGCAGGTGACCGCAGAGCAGCAGATCAAGCCCGGCGTGATTACCGTGTCCGACCAGAACAATTACATTACCCGCAGCTCTGAGGAGTACGCCACGGCGATGTCCACGATATCCGACAAGCTGATTAAATCGGCTTTGGGCGGGTATCTCCTGATTCGATATGAGGATGACGGGAACTATCTGGATTATTACGCTGCGTTGCCGCTCACAAATACGCAGTCTGTGGAATTTGCTGAGAATCTCCTTGACCTTTCCAGCGAGACGGACGGAACAAACATTTACACCGCTATTCTACCAGAGGGCAAGGACGGCTTGACCATCGAAGCACTGCCAGATGGTGATTTGACAGATGACCTTGTTAAATCCGGGCTTACTATTTATAGCAAGTCTGGCATGGCCACATACGGGCGCATTACCCGGCACATCAAATGGGATGATGTGACTGTTGCCGCCAACCTTCAGACCAAGGCGAAGGCGGCGCTGGCTGACAATGGCCTGTCCATGCCGGAGACCATCACCTGCAAGGCGGTTGATTTGGGCTGGCAAGATGGCATCCAGCATTTCCGGGTGGGCCGGATGACGGCCCTTTTCAGCACTCCGCACGGCTACAGCGCGTCCTATCCGCTGATGGAGCTGGCCCCGGATATTCTTGACCCCGGCAACACACAAATCACGCTGGGCGCTACCCAGCAAACCTACACGGGGGCGCAGATAGATGCCAAGCGTGAAACGGATAAACGCATCGAAAGCACACGGCAGGAGATTTCTGAGCGGGTGGACGAATCTTCAAGCCAAGTGATTCAGGCCACACACCAGCAGATTACCGATCTGCAGCAGAATGTCAACTCCATCATCCTGTCCGCTCTGGAAAACTATGTAGAAACCGGGGATTTTGACAGCTACAAAGAGGAGGTCAGCACAAAGCTGTCTGTGCTGACTGACCAGCTGAGCATTGACATCACTAAGGTAACCGAGCGCATTGACAAGGTGGACGGCGATCTGCAAAGCAAGTACAGCGAGATCACAAAGGCTTTCCGGTTTACGTCTGACGGCCTAATCATTGGCGAAACGGGCAATGAAATCCTGCTGCGGCTGGATAATGATGTGTTGCAGTTTGTCCGCAATAACACGCCCGAATTGCAGATTACCGCCGAGGGCGTGGAAGCAATGCGTATCAAGGTATCTATCCTCTGCATCGGAAACGTGGTTTGGACGGAGGATGAAAACGGCGATGTAATTGCCAGTTGACAGGAGTTGAGAACATGGCGTCCATTTACAGCAGCACAAACAAAGGCTGGCGCTTGCGTCTGGATTGGTCAATCACAGGCCAGTCTATCGCAGACAACAAAAGTACATTAAGTCTTGATTTGTGGGTATATGACGGAACCGGATATTCCCAAAACGAGAGCAGCGGCGAAGCGTATTATATACTTCAGGGCGAAAAACGATGGAATCCGTATAATTACAGTTCCACCGGATGGTACAAACTGGGCAGCAAGACTATTACAGTCAGCCATAATGCAGACGGCACGAAAAGTATTGCGCTGACAGCAGAATGGGACTGTGGCTTTGACAGCTCCTACACACCACGCCATTTGTCCTTGTCGGAAACGGTGACGCTGACTACCATTCCAAGAGCGTCCACGGCCACCACAAGCGGCTCCACGCTGGGGGAGACCTTGACCATCACCATCAAGCGGGCCAGCAGCAGTTTTAAGCACAAACTCTATTACACATGCGGCAGCGTCAAGGATCAACTGATTGCAGAGAATGTAAGCACATCGTACAGTTGGAATGCGCCGCCTGTGTCTCTGGCACAGCAAGCGCCAAACGCAGAGACTGTGGCGCTCACACTCACGGTCAAGACGTACAACGGCAGCACCTATGTTGGGGCGTGGTCAACGGCTGTTAAGCTTGCTGTGCCGTCAACCGTGGTTCCGGCCCTGTCTGTTGCAATTAGCGATCCAACAGGAGTGTCCGACACCTATGGTGGATATGTTCAGCTGCGCAGCAAGGTCAAGGTAGATATCACCGCATCCGGGGTGCAGGGCAGTTCCATCAAGTCTTACAGTATCAAGGTGGGCAGCATTTACGCTGCGACATCGGCCAGTGGTACAACGGATTATCTGCCCGGTTCTGGCGAACTGACTGTTTCCTGTGCTGTCACAGATAGCCGGGGGCGCACGACTACAAAGACACAAAGTATCACTGTCCTTGCTTACAGCAAACCAGCAATTACTGCTATTTCTGCCGCCCGTTGCAATGCCGATGGAACAGCAAACCGGGCTGGCACTTATGGCAAGGTGACTTTCTCAGGGGCCATTACTTCGCTTTCTGCCAAAAACACCGCAGCATATGCGGTGCAGTATAGGGAAGTCGGCGCTGAAGATTGGACTACGGCAGGCCGACCGGCGGCGGGAAACTACGATCCTGCTGATATTTCTGCCGTGTTTGCCGCAGACAAAAGCAAGCGCTACGAAGTTCGGGTTGTGGCAACCGATGCATTTGAAAGCATTGGTTCCACGTTGCGTGACCTCCCGGCAGCGTATGCCCTTTACCATCTGGCAAAGCATCTGCTGTCTGTGGGGCTGGGCCGTCTCTGTGACAAGGCAAACGCAATTCAAGTTGGGCTGGATGCTTACTTTGATAGGGATGTACAGATAGACGGTACACTGGCGGTAGGAGGGATGACGCTGCTTGATTATGCGCATCCGGTGGGGAGTGTATATATCTCTACTGCGGCCACCGACCCGGCCGATCTTTTTGGCGGCGGGACGTGGGAACGCATAAAGGATGTATTCCTGTTGGCTGCGGGTGATACATACGCAGCTGGGGCCAGCGGCGGAGAAGCAGCGCATACACTGACCGCAAATGAGATGCCGAGCCATACGCACAATCCGGCCAATCAGGCGGGGTATTACGGCTTTATCACCAACAGCAAGAAGGCGTTCACCGTGGGTGATATGGGCGTTCAGAGCGGCAGCGGGCGGTACTATCCCTACGCATCGGCGGCATTTGACATCAGCCGCAACACGGCGACCGGTGCGACCGGCGGCGGGNAGGCTCATAACAATATGCCGCCATATCTGACGGTGTATGCTTGGCGGCGAACAGCCTAATCGTCTCGCTGCGGGTCAGTGGGAAATGGAGGGAACCACCTTATAACATAGCCCCAGAGGAGAAAGGAAATTACTGAATGGAAACAATCGTCGTAGCTCTCATCACCGGCGGCCTGTCGCTGCTGGGGGTAATCATCACCAGCAACAAGACCACCCGTGATGTGCAGGCCAAGCTGGACACGCAGCAGGCTGTCACCGACACCAAACTGGACGAGCTGACCCGGGAAGTCCGGGAGCATAACAACTTCGCCCGGCGCGTTCCGGTGCTGGAGGAGCAGATCAAGGTCGCCAATCACAGGATAGAGGATTTGGAAAGATTATCCAACCACTAAGCATCGCAGATTTACAGTATGAGGAGGGATATATATGTATCGAGGTACGACCCCTACGCTGACATTCCAGCTACCCATCGACACGGGAAGTATCACGGTGCTGTCCATTGCCGTGGCTCAGGCCGGACAGGTTAAGATCGAAAAAACATTGCCGGATGTACATCTGGACGGGAATGTTGTCTCCTGCACACTGACGGAAGCCGAGACCCTGTCGCTTACTGCCGGGAGAGGCATTGACGCAAAGATACAGCTCCGGGTGGGCNTAGGCGGTCAGCGCATGGCATCTCAGGTGTTCACGGTGCCGGTGGAGCGTATCTTGCGGGATGGTGCGCTATGATCGAGTTTGACATAGCGTTCCGGCCCGGCGATGACTTCGCAGTCACCTTCGGCGGGGAAGTCCCTCTGGAGGCTGAGATGGGTCAGGTGATGGAGGTGCTTGCTACCGAGGAGCGGACGGTGGAGCTGTCTATGCCCTACGGCAATCAGGTCATCCTGCCCACCAGCGGCAAGGTCATGCGCAAGGTGACTATTCAAAAACCGGACACCCTACTATCCGAGAACATCAAGAAGGATGTGGTGATCGGCGGCGTGACCGGAACTCTGGAGGATGGCGGCAGCTTCAAGGCAGTGATAGAACGCACGGCTGTCAGCCCTACACTTCCGGGTGATTTGACGACCATTGGTTACAGTGCGTTTAGCGGTTGCCCCAACCTTGCATTAACCAGCTTGCCGTCTGGCATGACAAATATCGGTAGCTATGCGTTTCAAAGCTGCCCCAAACTTGCACTAACTAGTCTGCCGTCTGGAATAACACGCATCGGTTACTATGCGTTCAATGGTTGCCGCAACCTGGCAATAACTAGGCTGCCACCTGGGATAACGAACATTGGTTTCGGTGTGTTTGCTAATTGCACCGGGCTAACAAGTATTACATTCGAGGGAAACCCAAAGACCATCCACTCTTCTGCATTTAACGGGTGCTCCAACCTAACCACCATTTATGTTCCGTGGTCGCAGGGGCAAGTAGCAAATGCTCCTTGGGGTGCGAGCAAGGCCACCATCATTTACGATTATACTGAGAATTAAAAAAGGGAAGGAGACGGCAGTGAATGTACAATACCGACTAAACCGATAAACAAAGACTTGTCAACATTTTTTGTGTGCCCGAATCGGGCACGGAAAGGAGAAATTATGGAAACTTTTGGCATCGCAAGCGTGGCGGTCATCACCGTCATTACCTACCTCGTGGGGCTGGTGGGCAAGGCCAGCAGCATGAACGACAAGTGGATCCCCATCCTGTGCGGGGTCTGCGGCGGTTTGCTGGGGGCTGTCAGCTACTATCTGGCACCCATCCCGGACTTCCCGGCGGGCGACCCCATCACCGCCATTGCCGTGGGCATCGTCAGCGGTCTGGCGGCCACCGGCATCAATCAGGCTGTCAAGCAGCTCAGCAAGGGGGAGTGAGATATGGGTAAGCACATCACTGCCGCATATCCCATTGCCAAGGCGGGCGGTATCCCCATCAACACCAGCATCCCGGCCAGCACGGAGACCTATGACCGGCTGGGCGGGCGGGACGTTGCCTTTGTGGTGCTGCACTACACGGGCAACGTCAGCGACACCGCCAAGGCCAACTGCAAGTATTTCGCAGGCGGCGACCGGGAGGCCAGCGCACATTACTTTGTGGACGAGGACAGCATCTACCAGTCCGTACCGGCCTGTGACCGGGCGTGGGCGGTAGGCTCTCCCGCTCCGGTACATCCCCTCTGCCGCAACACCAACAGTATCTCCATCGAGATGTGCTGCTCTGGGAACTACCATGTTTCCGAGCGCACCAAGGCCAACGCTGCGGCACTGACGGCGGAGCTGTGCAAGCTGCTGGGCATCTCCGGCGTGGACACCTACGTCCTGCGGCACTACGACGTGACCGGGAAGTCCTGCCCCCGGCAGATGGCAGGGAAGAACAATGCGGAGTGGGAGGCGTTCAAGGCCAGCGTCAAGGCGCTGCTGAACGAGCAGCCCGCACCCGCACCGACGACGAAGGAGGAGACGATCAACATGGAACTGCGTATGCTGCGCCGTGGCATGGAGGGCAACGACGTCCGGGCTGCCATGCTGCTGATGAAGGACAAGGGCTATTACCCTGACGAGATCTGGAGCGGTGACAAGCTCTTTGGCCCCAAGATGGAGGCCGGTCTGCGCCGGATGCAGGCTGACCACGACCTCGGCGTGGATGGCATCCTCGGTGCCGCCAGCTGGAATTTTCTGCTGAAATAAAGGATAAAATAAATCCACTGGAGGGCGCAGAGGACACCGCTACGCCGGCCTCACGCCCGTGCATAAACATCCGCACCTCCACGGCACACCGTGGGAAATGATAGATCAGCACAAAAGAATCCGCAAAAAACTATCCACTATGGCACCATGCCGCGCCACAGAAACAATCCGTGCGGTAGGGCTACCGGAAGACGAGGAAACCTGTGTAATTGACGTGGACATTTTTGGCCGCACCTGCGTACAGACGGCGGCAAAACTACATATCAGCGTAGATGGATTTTACAAATTGCGCCGCCGCGCATACCAAAAACTGGCGGATGCATTCAATTCCTAAAAGTAGCCGCGCCCTTTTTGGGTGCGGCTATTTTTCGTTTTTGCACACAATTGGTGTACACTGTAACTACATTATTGCAGAATCAAGGCAGAATCCGGGCAGTTTATTTGCCCGGATTTCTTTTATTATAGAGGCAAGGAGGCGGGAATATGTACGAGCGCTTAATCAAATGCGGGTTTACCGCGCAAATGGCGCAGGATATTTGCATTCTGTACGCAGACGATCCCCAGGGGCTTTTAGCGTATGTGGAAATTGCTGAAAGCCTATATAGGGGTTGCAATCATGTATAAATATTTTAATCCAAATCCCTGCGGGAAAAACGTGTCCGATTGCACTGTCCGTGCGATCTGTAAGGCCACGGGAAAGGATTGGGGCGAGGTTTATCTCCGGCTGTGCATGCGTGGCTACTTGGACGGCGATTTACCCAATGCAAACGCCTGTTGGGGCGCATATCTGCGGTCCTTAGGCTACCGGAGATACATCATACCGGACACTTGCCCGGACTGTTACACGGTCGGCAGGTTTGCCGATGAGCACCCACGCGGGACATATATTCTCGCCCTCTCTGGGCATGTAGTGTGCGTTCAGGACGGGATCATCTATGACAGCTGGAACAGCGAGAACGAAATCCCGCTTTATTTCTGGGACAAAGAAACGGAGGAATGAACATGGCATATCCCTATTTCAACCCCTATTATCCACAGCCGATGCCGGACAACCTCATGCAGATGCGGCAGATGCAGCAGCCACAGATGCAACCCATGCAGCAGCCTATGTCGCAGCCAGGGCAACAGAACCCCATCGCGCAAGGCGGCGTACAGTGGGTAAGCGGAGAGCAGGAGGCAAGAGGTTATCTCATCGCGCCCAACTCTGCCGTAGCGCTGTGGGATTCCACCGCCCCCACCGTTTACCTCAAGCAGGCAGACGCAAGCGGGAAACCGACGCTCAAGATTTATGACCTCGTAGAACGCACAGAAACGGCCCCTAACGTGCCGCAAAAGCCGGGCGTGGAATTTGTCACCCGCAAGGAGTTTGACGCGCTGGCGGCGCTTGTGGGCGAATTGAAGGGCAAGAAGAAGCGCAAGGAGGACGATGACGATGAATAATCCATTTTTCGGAGCGCTCGGCGGCGGCAACGGCTTTATGCAGATGTTGCAGCAGTTCCAACAGTTTAGGGCGAATTTTCAGGGTAACCCAAAAGCGGAGGTCGACAAGCTTTTGCAATCTGGGGCTATGAGCCAGCAAGAGTTAAACCAACTTCAATCTATGGCAAAACAGTTCGAGCATTTATTCCATTGATCTTATCGTGGCCACGATTTGATAAATAAAATTTATGAAAGGGGAGATAATATGTCTCTTTCCGACGGTGCTCCCATGATGACTATGCCGGTCGCGCCCGCGAACAGCTACGGCGGTGGCATGGGTATGTGGGGCGAAAACTGGATCTGGATTATCGTTCTTTTCCTCTTCGGCTGGGGCCGCAACGGCTGGGGCAACAACGCCGGCAATTCCGGCGGTGTCGTAGACGGCTACGTGCTGACCTCTGATTTTGCCAATGTCGAGCGCAAGATCGACAGCGTAAATCAGGGCCTTTGCGACGGATTTTACCAGCAGGCGCAGCTTGTCAACGGCACCAACATGGCGATGGCAAACGGCTTTGCACAGGCCGAGCTGTCCCGTAGCAACCAGCAAGCGGCGCTGATGCAGCAGCTCAACGCCATGCAGATGCAGGCCGCAAATTGCTGCTGCGAGAATCGCGCGGCTATCGCGCAGGTGCGCTATGACATGGCGGCGCAGGCGTGCGACACGCGCAACACCGTGCAGAACGCGACCCGCGACATCATCGACAACGCTAACAGCAACAGCCGCGCAATCCTCGACTTCCTGACGCAGAGCAAGCTATCTGACCTCCAGGCCGAGAACCAGGGCTTGAAGCTGGCGGCAAGCCAGGCGGCGCAGAACAGTTATCTGGTGTCTCAGCTCCGGCCTTCTCCCATTCCGGCCTACACGGTGCAGAACCCCTATTGCTGCAACCAGTTTGCCTGTTGTGGCTGCTGACAACTGCATAGCGTAGCTTTTCCCTATGTTGGGAAATGGTCGGCCCCGTGCCGATACTAAACAAAAGCGGCGGGGCAATAGCCCTGCCGCTGTATTTTATGAAAGGACTGAAATTATGGCTGAATATGTAAATCCCGGAATCGTGACCGTCCCTGCTGGCCAGAATGTTCCGATGGTCTCCACGGCGGCTTGCGGCAAGCCCTGCATCGTCCACCGCGAGGGCAGTGGACTTGTCACCCTGCGCGGATTGACGCAGCAGTGTAAGGCGCGCTTTAAGGTGAGCTTTGGCGCGAACATCGCCGTCCCCACTGGCGGCACGGTAGGTGCGATCACCACGGCGCTTGCCGTCAACGGCGAAGCACTCAACGGAGCAACGGCGACCGTCACCCCGGCTGCGGTGGAAAACTATTTTAACGTCTACGTCAGCACCATTGTGGAAGTGCCGCGTGGTTGCTGCGTGACCGTTGCAGCAAAGAACACCAGTGAGGAGGCGGTCAGCTTTGCCAATAGCAACCTGACCATCGACCGTGTGAGCTGAGAAAGGAGAACACAATGGGTATGAAATCTATGTATGAACTGCGGGATATGCTCTGCAAGGAGCTGGACGAACTGGCCCGAAAAGGCGAATTGGGTGCGGGTGACCTGGAAATTGCCCACAAACTGACAGCAACCATCAAGAACATCGATAAGATCGAGATGATGGAAGACGGCGGCTATTCCCGCGATGAAGACTATTCTCGCCGCTATTCCCGCGACGGAGACTGGCAGTCGGGCATGCGCGGCGCTTATGACCGTGATATGTCCAATGCGAGACGCGGCACGCATTATGTGCGCGGCCACTATTCCCGTGATGGTGGCATCGACAACATGAAACGCCAGTTGCAGGAAATGCTGGACAACGCCGACGACGAAAGCATCCGCAGAGCCATCCAGCGCTGCATGGACACGATCGAGGACTAAAGGGGGCGCACCCCTATGGTCGACGAGAATGAGGTCAAGCGCTGGATAGCTCGCCTTGAAACAGAAGAATCGAGCTGGACAAACTATGAGAAACTGGCGGCGCTCTACATTATCCGTAACGAGCACGGCGGGGAGCAACTGCAGGCGAAAACGCCCCCAATGCTGTATTCTGCAGAGCCTGCGCCGGCCAAGAAAATAAAACCATCCGGCAGTGAATTTTTGAAAGCGGTTGGGAATGTAGCGCAGGATAGGGCGTGGGAAGTTATGGACGAGCTTATGGACACACTAAAAATCGTCAATGAGAAAGCTTATAACAGCGTCCTAAAAAAACTGACCTAAATCGCTACTACTAACACGTTACTAACAAAGTTA